TGGATGTCGTAGGGTACATTGACCAAATCGTGGAAGACCGGGAAACCGGGGCCTTGATGGTGAGGGACCTGAAAACCGGTGCTGAGCCGGTGTGGCCCGTGCAGCTAGGCGTGTATCGTCTGGCAATGCTAGACTCACTGGGGATTGACATTCAGTGGGGGGACTACTACCTTGCAAAGACGGGTGGAAGTTCAACCCCGGTTGATCTCCGAAAGCGGTTCAGCTACGATTTCGTGGGCCAGCTCTTTAAGAGCCTGGACACCGGGATCAAGGAGGAGATTTTCCTTCCGAACCCGGGGAATTGCTTCACCTGCGGTGTAAAGTCGAGTTGCCCTGTCTATGTGACGTAGTTCGCTGGACTTTAACTTGACGGAAGTTTTCGGACTCTGTATAGTAGAGTCTATGAGGCCAGAGTATCAGGCTGGTTCCTCAGGTTTCTTGATTACTCAATAGTGATTCTTGCAGGGAGAACGCTGCCAGGCGTGCCTAACGGTGTCCGTGCCTAACGGTGTCCCTGTACTTTGCGGCGTGGTGCCGTCTTTTATTTGCGCAGTTTCCGGACTCTGTATAGTTTCCGGACTCTGTATACATGATAAAACTGGTTACTACGATACTATTATTTGGGGGGCCATGTTCCACCTGACTCGGGCGAGACAGTCAGCCCGAAGTGCTGGTGAACCCCTCAGGGATGTATGGGAAACGTTAGCCGCCGGGACCGTGAGATTCCGCCGTAGCCAGCTCCACATGGTGGCCTCCGGTCCCGGCGTCGGCAAGAGTGCTCTAGCGCTCACCCTGGCAATCAAAAGCGGCTCTAGCGGCCTGTATTTCAGCGCAGATAGCGACGAGATCACGCAGGCCGCTAGGGCGGCATCCATGATCACAGGCGATCCCATCCTTGAGGTTCAAAAAGATTTGAGATCTGGGAAATACGATCAGTACCTCAATTCGGTATCCAATCTGCGATTCATCTTTGATCCGACCCTGACTCTAGATTCCATCGAGGAAACAACGCTCTGCTATGGAGATCTTTGGGGAAAGTGGCCTGAAATCATTGTGGTGGACAACCTTCTCAATATCTCCGCAGAGGGAGACGGGGAAGGGTACCAGGCAGATGAAAATATCCTTTCTTATCTACATGAGTTGGCCCGTACTACTCAGGCGTGTGTGGTGGTTCTCCACCATGTGACCGGTCAATACGATTCCGGTACCGATCCGGTGCCGTTGGCCGGTCTGCGCAATAAGGTCAGTAAGTTACCTGTCTTGGTCCTCACGCTGTTTAGAGACCAAGATGAAATGGGCACTGAGAGCTTAGGTGTAGCCGTCGTGAAAAACCGATTCGGGAAGGCGTCAGCCGGTGGCAATAATGTTCTCCGTCTTCGCTGTGATTTGGATCGTATGGATATTAGCGATATTGAAGGAGGCATAGACGCGAATGACTGGCCGGGCCTCCAAGGCGAAGGGCTACAAGTATGAGCGCGATCTAGAACTGTATGGGCGGAATTGGTTCCCTCGGCTCAAGCGGCTAGGCAGTCAAGGGCAGAACGACAAGAGCGATTTCGCTGGAGTGGCTGACTGGGCTTTAGAAGCTAAGGACCGCTCGCCCATTCGCTTGTCTGAGTGGCTGCGAGAAGCCGAGAGGGAAGCGCAGAACGCCAATAAGACCTGGTATGCCGTACTAGTCAAACAACGAGGAAAGAACGTCTCGCAGAGCTATTTCGTGATGCCTATTACTCGTGGGTTTGACCTTATTTGGGAGCACCAGAAGATGAAACGAAAGCTCAAGGGGTTAGGCTATGGACCTTCCGATTGGGCCGATTCTTGAGCACTACGGGGCAGACGTTCCGAAGCTGGAACCTGGCTGCCGATGGAAGTCGATCCAGTGTGTTTTCCACCCTGACGACAATGCATCAGCGTCCGTCACCTACAGCGGGTTTCACTGTCACGCCTGCCCGGCAAGGGGAAATGCAGTAACCCTCATCGCTTGGAAAGAGCACATTGATTACATCAGTGCCGAGCGACGGGCAAAGGAAATTCTTGGTCCAGGCTATGAACCGGTACCAGGCCGACCTAAGCCCCGACGCAGAAAGGTATTTGACGGAGGATCGGGGGCTAACGAGCGAAACGCTAGCGCGTTTTCGAGTCGGGTACGTGGCAAATCCACTACCCGGACACGAACACGTCGCCGGACATTTGGCGATTCCCTATCTGACCCCTGACGGCGATATTGTCTCCATGCGTTTCAGGCGCATGGCAGGAACCGGCCCTAAGTATCTGAGCATGGCCGCCGACATCCCGCGTATCTACAATACGGCGGGCCTTGAGGTGGACATGTCGGGGATCGTCGTCTGTGAGGGTGAGATCGACACCATGACCGCGTCACAGTGCGGCCTGCCGTCTATCGGCATTCCTGGGGCGCAGGCATGGCAACGGCGTTGGTGGCGTCTCCTGGTCCAGTACAAGGCCGTTTTTGTCCTACATGATGACGACGAGCCCGGCCGGGATCTGGCACGCAAGATCTCCGAGACTTTGGAAAATACAAGAATGGTCCCTATGTCAGGTGGGGACGTAAACTCTTATTTCTTGGAAAACGGGCCTTCCGGCCTCATGAAGAAAGTGGGAATCAATGGGTGAGATCAAGACCGTAGACGACCTTATCGCGGCCCTCCGTCAGTACGACGGTGAAAGGCGAGTGGTTTTCGAGCACGCCACGTCGGAGGAGTGGGAGAGCGGAGACACGCCTCTCTATGAGTACACGGTGGACGCTGTTGTATTCGACCTGGACACGGACACCATCCGCCTGATGTCCATTGGCGAGTGGCCTGACGGCCGCTAAAGCGGAACTCCTGAATCGAAGGGGACTATTCGTGACGAGTGAAGAACTCGCCCGTGAGGTCAAAGCGGCTGTGGCGGCTTGCCAGGACCGCGTAATGGGTCCTGGGAATAGCCAGTACTCGTATGGTGAAACTCAGAAATTTGAGGAAATGCCACTAGGTGATCTCGTTGAAATGGCACGTGAAGAAGTTCAAGACCTGATCGTGTACGCGGTCATGACGGACATCCGCCTAAAGCGACTCCAGGAAGCTATCAACGCATTCAATACCCCATCCAAGGAGTTTTCAAAGTATGCATGAAGCCTTTGACATGGATCTATCCTTTGAGGAAATCGCCATGATTTTTGCCCTCAAGGGCTGGCTACACGGCACTAAGCGCAAGGCCGGTATTCCCAATGGCGAACAGCTCAAGGCACACGTTTCCGACATGATCGAATCACTTAGTCAGATTCGAGACAGCCGAAACATGTACAACTCTTCGGGCCGATTCACGGTCCACACGGACCCCGAAATGCCCGACGCATATGAGATTCATCTGTACATCGGTAATGTCGATCGACAGAAGTTGGGCGTGCCTGCATGAAGCGAATCGTAGTCGTTAGTGACACTCAGATCCCATACGAGGATCGCCGGGCGCTCCGAAACGTTGTTTCGTTCATCGCCAATTACAAGCCCGATGAAGTTGTTCATATCGGCGATCTGATGGACTACCCACAGCCTAGTCGATGGTCTAAGGACACTCGGGCCGAATTTGAGGGCTCAGTGTTCGCTGACTCCGAGGTGGCCAAGAAGACGTTTCTAGGGCCTCTCAGGGATGTCTACAGCGGGCCTATCAAGGTCATTGAGGGCAATCACGACCTGAGGCCCCGAGAGTACCTAGAGAAGAACGCACCAGCTCTCGCAGAGTCCGAGAGCTTCCACTTTGAAAACCTCCTGGACTTCAACGGATTCGGCATTGAGGCCATCCGGGGTTTCTACGATTTCGCCCCCGGATGGGTGATGACCCACGGGCATCTTGGTTTGCCACTTTCCAATATCGCTGGTCGTTCCGCCATGAGGGCGGCAAACAAGACCGGCAAGAGCGTAGTCCAGGGCCACACTCACCGACTGGGGCAGTGCTCTGAGTCATTCGGTTACCAGGGTAAGACCACGACGCGAACCGGCGTTGAGGTAGGGAACCTGATGGACATCAAGAAGGCCGGTTATCTCAAGACTGGCGCTGCCAATTGGCAGAAGGGTTTTGGCATCATGCACGTTAACGGAGCCAATGTCACTCCGGAGTTGGTTCCTGTTCACTCAAACGGTTCCTTCGTAGCATCTGGTTTTGTCTATGATGGAAATGCTAAGGCGGCATAGTTTTGACTTTTGAAATCACTGATGACGTTGTCGCAGACGTCAGAAAGGCGGCCTCTGTAGTCGCTAGCCGGTATCCCAGCAAGTTCCTAGCTGAGGATGTTGCCCAGGAGATCTTCCTAGACATCTCAATCAATAGCAAGGGGTATCAGTGGGCTTCTGACAGGGGCAAGGGCCTTCTTTTCAACGCATACAAGCGAGCGGGATTCAAGTTCGTCATGCGGGAGCGCAATAGATACTTGCACTTTTCGGATCAGTACATGTATTCATCCGAGGAAGTCAAGAAGCTCCTAGCCGAGTATTACCGTGCTGTCGGAGATATCACGGAGCTGGATGAAGTGAAGCTAGACACTGGGGATGTGGTTATCTCATTCCTTGATCTCGATTCAGCTTTCTCCACCCTCCGGTTCAGCTACAAGGTGGTATTGGCGAAGAGGTATCACGACGATGAGCCGCTGACGAGAAGTGAGCAGAACACGCACAGCAAGGCCATTAAGCAGCTAACTCAGTCGATCAATGACGCTGTGAGTCGGCGTAATGGCGTAGCCCAGCTCTCCCACGACGGCCCGAAGGTCGGGAGTCGAAAGAATCAGAACGAGGCCGTGGACGAATGCGGCTTCAACGACTCTCTCAGCGACTTCAAGAACCCCGTAACTGACCCAGTCGTTGAGTTTCAGCGACTCATGGAGAGGATGCACTAATGGGAGAGAGGGAGCCTGTACTAGCTGATTATTACGTTGTGAAAAAGATGTCAGGTCTTGTGTCTGACGCCAAGATTGCTAAGGCTCTTGGTCTGACAGTGAAGACAATTCGGAAGATGCGGAGGAACCAAGCACTTTGACGGATCGGACAAAGACTAAGTGGGGACCAGCGGGGGAGACGGTGTTTAACCGAACTTACTCCCGCCGCAAGCGAGACGGGAGCGGCGAAACATGGTTTGAAACGGTTGACCGTGTTGTGGACGGGAATCTAGGGCTAGTTGACTCTCGACATTGGCAGGCAGGGGAGAGCGCAGCCCTTAAGCGACTAATTGGTACATTCGGTCTCCTGCCCGCTGGTCGGCACCTGTGGGCCTCTGGCGTGCCGAACCGACAGTTTCTTTTCAATTGTTGGCATTCAGGTTGGGATGATACCTACCCCTCCGAGCATTTCGCATTTACCTTCCTCCGACTCATGGAAGGCGGCGGGGTGGGTGCTAATTACCGAACTGAGAAGTGTTCCCAGTATGGCCCCCCGAAGCAGCGAGTGAATATCGAAGTTGTCTGCGATCCATCGCACGCTGATTACGAAGAGCTGGTTTCTAAGGGCCTAGTGGCGCGGGGAAAGGAGATTAACGCCCTGCATGGTCGTGGAAACGCGGTCTTCACCGTACAGGACAGCCGAGAGGGTTGGGCACTGGTCCTCACCGATGTTTTGGACCATGCTTGGGATATCGGATTTGGCCTAGGGGATTTCACTAAGGCATATATCGATGTCAGCGAGGTACGCCCGAAGGGTGCCGAGCTAAAGCGTTTCGGGGGAACGGCATCCGGCCCTGTGCCGCTCGCTCAGATGCTCATAGAGGTGTCTGAGGTAGTGAACAGCCTGCATCAGCGCTGGGCGTCTCTGAGCCCTCTGGACGCGATGACGATCGACCACGCCATCGCCAAGTGTGTCGTAGCAGGCGGCGTCCGGCGGTCGGCTCGAATGTCAATCCTTCCGTGGGACGACCCAGATATTTTTGAGTTCATCGATTGCAAGTCTGATTTTGAATCTCACTGGTCCACCAATATCAGTGTGGCGGTTGATAACCGTTTCTACGTTGAAGCGAGTGAGAGTGGTACGCACGCCAACAGGGTTCTAAAGGCTATTGCTAGTGGGATGCTGGCAAATGGTGAACCAGGTATCTGGAACCAGGAATACTCACAGCAAGGGGAACACGGGAGGGTTGACAGCACGAACCCATGCGGGGAAATCCCGCTGGAGGACTGGGAAGCATGCAACCTCGGGCACATCAACCTAGAGTATTTCGCACCGCATGAGGTTAACGAAAAGTTCGACCTTGAGGGAGCGAAGAACGCCGCTCGCCTGATGACACGCTTTCTGATCCGGGCGACTTTCGGTGATATCACTGATAAAAAGTCACGGGAGATCATGGACCGTAACCGACGCATCGGCGTCGGCATTACCGGATACCAGTCGGCTCTAGCGCTCATGGGCATTAACTACTCATGGTCGTGGAGCAGTTCTGAGGTTGAGCATATTCTTAAGTCCCTAAAGAAGACGGTTGACGATGAGGCTATGAGATATGCGAAGGAATTGCGTATTCCGGCCCCAATCAAGACAACCACAGTCGCACCTACAGGGACAGTTTCCAAGCTGGCTGGTGTGACTGAGGGAATCCACCCGGTGTATGCCCGGTACTTCAAGCGACGAATTCGGTTCTCTGACATCCGCCCCGAAGAGGTGACGATGGTTGATCAGTACCGGGCTGAGGGCTTCCAGGCTGAGCCGGACATGTATTCGGAGAATACGACGGTTGTTACGATTCCAACCAAGGAAACTCTAGTGGAAGAGGTTGAACGCCTCGGGTTCTCAGAGGACATCATCGAGTCTGCGGACGAGATTCCCCTATATCGACTCTTGGCCGTTCAAGCAGACGTTCAATCTCTCTGGGCGGACAACGCAGTGAGTTTCACTGCGAACATCGCCCCCGAGGATTACACGCCCGAAACTCTAGCTGAAATCCTCCTCGACTATGGGCCTCTAACTAAGGGCACGACAATCATGCCCCGCAACGACTCTCGCCCACAGTCGCCTTACGAAGCAATCAGTAAGGCGGCCTATGAAGAGGCAACAGCAAAGACCGTTGCCGACTCCGTAGATGAAGAGTGCGCAACTGGCGCTTGCCCTATTCGATAAATAGTCTTCCCTACCCCAAGCCTTAAGGAACTTGCGATGAAGGTATACCGTGTTGAGTTTCCCCATTTTCAGGGTGGATACATCGGCCCCTATAACTATCACTGGGGGACTAACGATATCCCTGATCCACTGAGGGAAATCCTTCACGAAATGGGACAAGCACACTCATGGTGGGAAAGCGATCGACACCCCGCCTTGCACGGGCCGGATGGCTGTTCAATCGCTGTTCGATCCATGAGGGATCTATTCTCTTGGTTTGGTGGATACCTTCCAAAGCTTATAAAGTACGGGGCTCGAATTGGGATTTACGAAGTGGAGAAGCAATGGATTGCGAATGAGGATGAATACCAGGTGGCGTATTACAGGAAGTACGCCAAGGACATGACTTCCAAGGAGACTAATGACTGACCTTTTTGCCTCGGACCCCTGGGGCGACGAGCTGACCCCGGAAGAGCCCACAGAGCTGGAGACCACCCCGGCCCCTGTCATCCCCCTCTCTAAGAAGGAGACCGCTATTTCTGATAATGCCTCTGACAAGGTCGTTGTGACGCTCAAGGGGGGCGCTGGATATGACGCCCCGTGGATCGTTTTTCATGGCTCTACTCCCGTAGAGGTTGACCAGACCATCCGGGACGCTTTTGCTGCCTCTCTTCATGACACGGTCAAGAAGGCTGCGGAGCTTTTCTCGCCGAAGGCTGGAGGTGGCTTCAAGACGCCTCAGGCATCCGCTGTGGCTCCAGTAGCGTCCACCCCGCCCCCTGGCATGGCGTTGCCTCAGTCGTGCGAGCACGGCGCGTACGTTTTCAAGGAGGGGGTGAGCGCAAAGGGTCCTTGGAAGGCTTTCATGTGCCCCGCAAGCTCTCGCACTTGCCCGCCGAAGTGGCTCCCTAAGGGCTAATTAGAGGTAATCCGGGGCGGTCCTTATTATTGGACCGCCCCACCTACCCAAAGGGGTTATTTTGTACACATTGAGCTACGGCTCAAAACGAATCAGGGTCGTTGAACGTGTAGAAGATCTAGCGGAGTTCGCTGATTTTGTTAGCCGGAATCGCCGGTGTCTGGCATACGACACGGAGACAACAGGACTCGGGGTATACACCCGAGAGTTCCGAGTTCGTCTAGCTCAGTTTGGGAACTCGGATGAATCCTATGTGATTCCCGTTGAAAAGGGTCCTCGGTATGTCTGGTACGTAAAACGTACCCTGGAGGTACTTGAAGAGATCGTCTGTCACAACGCGACTTTCGATCTCACGATTGCCGCCAAGCACTTCGGATGTGACCTTAAGGCACTCTACAAGAAGGCTGTAGACACATACATTCTGGCTCATCTAGTCGACTCCAGGGACCAAAAGGAAGGCGGCACCGGCCACGGCCTGGAGGCTCTGACAGCGGCCTATGTCAGTCAGGCACTCGCTGATGAAGTCAAGGCCAGTATGCGGGAGCTGGCCAAGGAATTGAGGACCACAAAGTCTAAGGTGTGGTCCGTCGTCCCTATCGACAACCGCACATATAATCTGTACGCCGGTATGGACCCAATTATCACCTACAGCCTGTATCGAATCCTTAAACCCAAAGTTCCGCCTGAATCTGCTGCGCTAATCCGCTTTGAGCACGAAGTGGCTCGGATCTGCGCAGAGATGGAGCACCGTGGATACCTGGTTGACGTGGATTACACCAGGTCACTACAGACGCATTACCTCAGTGAACAAAAGAAGTATGAGGAAGAGGCGCTAGGGCTTGGCGTTGAGAACATCAATTCCACCGATCAAGTAGCTACCGCACTCATCGCCCAGGGCGTGAAGCTCACGGATAAGACGCCTAGCGGTAAATGGAAGGTGGATAAGGGTGTTCTAGAGGCTCTGGAGGAGCGTGGAAACGCTCTAGCGGTCGCTATTCAGCGAGCTAAGAGGGCTGGTAAGTGGCGATCGGCCTATGTCGATCAATTCTTGGACCTGAGAGACGAAAATGACCGCATTCACTGCGGTATCAACGCCCTTAAGGCCCGAACGGCTCGAATGAGTATCACTAGGCCCGCTCTCCAGACGCTCCCTAGCTCTGAGGCCGCCATCCGTAAGTGTTTTTTGGCTGATGAGGGCCATTTGACGGGCTCTATCGACTACAAGGCCCAGGAATTGCGGGTTATGGCCGCCCTTTCGGGCGATCCGGTGATGATCAAGGCGTTTGCGGAAGACGCAGATCTCCACGAGATCACCGGAAATGCCGCCGAAGTGCCTCGAAAAGTCGGCAAGATGACTAACTTTCTTACCGTCTACGGAGGCGGGCCAAGGGCTCTCGCCTCTCAGGCAAAAATTGAGCTGAAATTGGCCAAGAAGGTCATCGGAGCATTCAACAACACCTACAAGGGCGTTGATAGTTACTCAAAGGCCATGGCTCGCAGAGCCAAGTCATTCGGATATGTGACCACACCAACCGGCCGAAGGCTGTACGTAGACAGAGATAGGGCCTATTCAGCGACTAATTACATGGTCCAGTCCACAAGTCGTGATGTAACAGCCAGTGCGCTGGTCATGCTGGACAATGCGGGCCTCTCTGAGTATCTGAGGCTGCCAGTCCATGACGAGATCGTGGCGTCACTCCCGGAGGGCCAGGCCGACGAGCTAGCCCAGGAAATTGGTCGTGTCATGACGCAGACACTAAAGGGTGTTGAAATCACGACTGATCCGGAGGTCGGAGGTCGATCCTGGGGAAGTCTCTACGAATAGGAGTTTGAAAGTGGCTTTGCCGCGAAATCCGGAAGTAAAAGAAGACTCAGCAATGCAGAAGGCTAACGCCTTCGGGTGCTTGGTCGTCGTCTTTATCTTCCTAGTCACTCTCGCCGCCGTCATCCTCATGGGCGGCGTGTGGGTCATTAACTACATTATTCAGTCTCTCTAGGAGTTTGATTCATTTGGATATCGACGCCCTCATTCTTCTTATCGCCACCCTGCTTTTTGGGTCGTTCTGCCTTCTGGCTGCTTGTAAGTCAACTGGTATCTACAACTTCATTTCCGGATTGCTTACGTTCGGTGCGATCGGCACCGCCGCCTTTGTCATCGTTCGTTCCCTGATTGGAGCCTAAATGTCCTACGAGTTCACCCCCTGGCCTAAGACTGCCCGGCTGTTCAAGGACATTGTCGTTACCGAGAAGATCGACGGCACCAATGCCGCGATCCACATCAACGACGAAGGCACGGAGGTAGCGGCACAGTCGCGCAAGCGGCTCATTACCCCGGAAGATGACAATTTCGGATTTGCCCGGTGGGTCCACAACAATGCGGGGGCGCTCGCTGACACCCTTGGCCCTGGTCTTCATTTCGGCGAGTGGTGGGGCCGGGGAATCCAGCGTAACTATGGCCTCGATGATCGTCGTTTCTCCCTCTTCAATACTTCTCTGGCCATCAATGACCAGGTAGGCGACGTTGAGATTCGTACCGTTCCGATCATGTACGAGGGCCAGTTTAGTGAGTGGGCCATCCGGGATTCTCTCAAGAGTCTCCAGGCTGACGGATCTATTGCAGCGCCAGGGTTCATGAACCCCGAAGGCGTTTGTGTATTCCACACCGCAAGTCGAACGGTCTACAAGGTGACCATCGATAAGAACGACGCTGGAAAGTGGGAGCTTTGAGTATGAAGGTCAACCTTATTGCATACACGGTCGTTAACGAGGTATCTATCGAAGATGCCTTTAACGGCTTCAAGCCTCATTTGAGCGACACAGATCCCGATTTTCTTGCCGAGACCGGCGGTAGGCTTTGCTATCTGAGCTGGGATCGCCCCAATCCCAAGACGAGTAGTAACCGGGACTACCTGAATAATGTCATCAGTCAGGGGCACGAGAGTGTTCTAGCACACGCATCGGCTTCCTTCGCCATCCAGGGTGTATCTCGGAACTTGACTCACGAGCTTATTCGATCTCGATTCCTGGCTTTCAGTGAGCTTTCCCAGCGTTATGTGGATGCTAGCGAAATGGAGTTCATCACCCCTCCGGCCTATTCGGATCTGGGCAATATTAACAATGGACTCCTTAGCGAGATGTCTAAGGTCGCCTACGAGGAAATGACGCAGGCTCTCACGGAGCGTGGATGTACTCGAAAGCAGGCCCGCGAGGCCGCTAGGTCAATGCTTCTAAGCTCTACGGAAACCAAGATCATCGCCTCTGGGAATCTCCGTGCTTGGCGCGATTTTATCAAGCAGAGGCTTACGAAGTACGCGGATGCTGAAATCCAGGATCTTGCCTACGTAATCGCCGTCAAGCTGGAATCCTACGCACCCAACACAATGCAGGACCTCCGCCCCCTTATTGAAGAGTATGAGGCACGGAACTAGTGGACGACAATACTACTAATTCCCCCGAGTGTGACCACCGACAGGCGTCCCTAGTGTTTGAAGATGATTACGGTGTCGATTGGGAATGTCTAGAGTGCGGATTTGAAGGGCACGATGCCTATGTCTAACCGCGAGTACAACCGGGCATTGGTAGACCTCATGGAAGCGCTAGATAAGCGGAATGACGTTGGTGAGGACATCCCCGCTGTTCGGTATGAGGTAAGCGGACTCATGAAGCCCGACCCTAGCCCTGGCGAGCTTTGGAAGGATCTTAGCGGTTTCTTCTGGTGGATCTACGAAGATAAGGGTGTTCTAATGGGACGCCTTCTGTTGAAGAACGGCGACGGCTGCCCGTCCCCTGTGTACGGGGACGAGGCAAGGGACCCAATCGAGTTTACTAAGTGGGTCGCAAGCAACTATTGATCAGGAGCCAGTGAGGCCCCTCCTTCGGGAGGGGCCTTGTAGGAGGTAACTAGAAAATGGCAAATCCGGTTAACCGATACTCAGCTCTCATGTCCTTGATTAGTAACACCCTAGAGTTCGTGGCTTACAGCCACTACCCATCACAGCGGGAGTCAGAAAGCAGTTCATACGATGCACATTGCGAGTACTTGGATGACAACCTTGCTAATGCTGCCAAGCGGTATGTGATGTCCATTGATGAACTTCCCGAAAATGAAAAGCCTGTTGGTTGGAACGATGTGAAGGTGGATGACGAATGATCGTCATTGTGACGGGATCAAGGAAGCTCAAGAACAAGCTTCGTGTGAGACGCCAGCTAAACGCATACCTCAGAGAGTCAATCGAGAGGGGCGAAGTTCTACAGGTTGCGGTTGGTGACTGCCCCACTGGAGCCGACCAGTTCGCCCGTGACTGGGCGGACGAGTACGAGGCCAACCTACGAGTCAGATGCCGTGTCTTCAAGGCTGATTGGGACAAGCACGGAGACAAGGCCGGTCCCATTAGAAACGCGTTCATGGTAGACGAATCTCTTAGGTTCTCCAGGGTTGCCAATCTTGACGCTGTGTGTCTAGCTTTCCCTCGGGATGGTGAAAAGAACGCAGGAACGCACCACTGCGCCACGACAGCGGGCGCAAACAAGATTCCAGTTAAGTATTTTTGGGGGATGTAGTGAGCCCACTTACCGATATCTACAAGAGCATTGATGAGACTGGACAGTACACGGATTGGCGGGGTAACACGGTTGCCGTAGGCTCAACTGTCGTCTACGCGGTGAGCGAGTGCAGCTCGCCACGCCTGCGGGAAGCTGAGGTCATCGGATTCAAGCCCGGAAAGACCACCGTTCGACGGCGCACGCAGACCCCTCAGGGAGAACGGTGGCTACCGGTTGAGGTCACCTCATACAGGCTTCATGTCCGCCCCCTTCGGGCGTCTGATCGATGGGGGCCTAAGAACAACTCCTACGTGAACAACCTTGAAAAGGTCATTGCCATTGACTGATGATGTTGAGTACGGAACTTTTCGGCCATCTTGGACTGAGTACTTTCTGACGATTGCTCTCGCGGTCGCACAGCGAGCAGATTGCACACGACGGCAGGTAGGGGCGGTCATTGTCAGTCAGGATCAACGAATCCAGGCGACTGGATATAACGGCGCTAGTCCAGGAGTACGAGGCTGCATCGCTGGCGCGTGTCCGAGAGCATCAAGCACGGTGGAACCGGGCTCTGACTACAGCTCTGGTCCAGGTCGATGCATTGCTATCCATGCAGAGGCTAACGCACTCCTATACTCCTCGCGAGACCAGCGAATAGGATCGACTATGTACGTAACTGACGAGCCGTGCCATGGGTGCTCCAAGCTCCTCCAAGGCTCGGGCTTAGCCCGAGTGGTATGGCCTGCGGGCACGGGTGGTCAAG